GAACGATGCGCTGACCGAGGCGCGGGTCGGGCAGACGGACAGACTCGATTACGAGGACTACGTATTCCCGCCCTACAGCCCGGCGCAGGCGCTGGAGCTAGACGAGTTCTGGCGCGTGACGTTGAACAAGGGCGGCAAGTGGTTCTCGACACTGGCCCCCTACTGGCCGAGACCCGAGGGCCGAACACCGGCAGCGCGTCGATTCATCGGCCCGCCGCGTTGGGAGTTCATTCACACGGGCAAGCCGGAGATCGGCTACTGGCGCGTGAGCGGCACGTTCGAGGTTCGTGGCGTCGGCGAGCTTCCGGTCGAGCCTGATCCGCCTTCGGCGTGGAATCCGCTGGACATGATGTCCGCGCAGGCGCTTCCCGTATGCGTCGATCTGACAGAGGGATACCGCCTTGCCACTCGCAACACCGTCTTGCCGGACAACTGGGAGTCGGGTGTTCGTGGGGAGCGGTCGCGCGGCGGCATCGCCGGGCAGCGGTTCTACCTTGAACTCGAGATCGTCAGTGTCGGCAGCGGTATCCCCAGCGCGAATCAAGGTATGCAGTGCGGGCTTGTAGACGGTGGACAGACGAATGTTCTATCCCGGCCGCCGCCCTCGGATAGCTCCGAAGCCACCGGGGCTGGACAAGCCTTGGCCTATGTGCTGGCATACAGCCGGCTCGACGGCGTGGTGTTTGCGAGCGAACCGGCGCCCCCGACGCAGTCCGGGACGTTCGTCACGCAGATGCAGGCCGGCGATATTTACGGCTTCGACTGGCTCGTCGGAACATCGATCACAGTGCGGCGCAATGGGGCAGGAGCCATCGTCGCACCGGTGACATCAACGTCGCAACTGTTCCCCTACTTCAGCGCGGGCCTGACGCTGGTCGATGCAACGAATCTCGGGACCAGCGAGTCGGTCCGCATCCGCACCGGCAAGAAGCAGCAGCTCTACCGCCCAGCCGCGGCAATCGCCTGGGGCTGACAGATGCCGCAATTCAAAGCCCCGCGCCACGGTGTCACGATCGCCGAGGCCTTCCACGAGGCAGCCAACATCGCACCCGACGACACGCTGATCCTCGACACCTTCGAGCTATGGCACCCGAGCCTTGCGGCGCCGATCTACGTCGTGAGCAACTTCGAGGCGCTGCTGGCCACGAAGGAATCCGGCGCCGACCGCGACCCGAGCGTACAGGTCGAGTTCCTGGCTGCGCCCGGTATCGCCCTCCAGCGGCCGACCGAATCCGACGCGGCATCGCCGGGCGAGATGGAGCTCGTGGTGCCGAACATCTCCGGCGTCTTCTCGCGCGCGGTGCGGGCTGCCCGGGGCTCGGCTTCCCTGTGGGAGATCATCGAACGCTTCTACGATGCCGCGGACACCGGCGCCCCGTCGCAGACCCCGATGAAGCTCACGGTGGTCGGCGTCGAGATCACCACGCGCACGGTGACGATGCGCTGCGCCTTCACCGACCAGGCGAACTTTGCCATCCCCCGCACGACATTCCGGCGCGTGGCATATCCGGGGCTCGTGCGATGACCTGGGTCGCCTCGCTCATCGGCAAGCCCTACGCTGCAGACGGGCAAGGGCCGGACGCATTCAACTGCTGGGCGCTGGTCCGCCACGCGCTCAAGATCGGCCACGGGCTCGAGGTCCCGGTCCTGGCCATGGACACCGAGGAGGGATGGCGAGCGATCGGCCTGCGCGCGAAGATGGCACGGGAGTGGGCCGTCACGGCGGGCCGGTCGAGGGCGGGCGACATTCTCTCGATGGTCGGTGCGCGGCGCGATCTGCACGTCGGCCTGTGCCTCGATTCGGTGCGCGTGCTCCACACCTCCGCCGACTCCGGCGAAGCGCGCGTGCAGCGACAACAGGAGCTTCGGTTCCTCGGCTTCGACCGCTTCAAGGTCTGGAGGCACCAGTGCTCGACCTGATCCCCTACGAGCGCCGGCCGGGCGCCCTGGTGCGGTTCAGCACGCCACGAATGGGCGTGTGCTCGAACCCGATGCTCAAGCTTTCGTCGACCGAAATGCACGACGTCCCGGTCGGCGTCCGGTTGCGCGACTTCGTGATCGAGGCGCGGGGGCCGGTGACGTGCCTGAAGAACGGCGAATGGCTGCTCCGGGACCACTGGGACGAGAAGACCGCGCCGGGCGATGTCATCGTTTGGTGCGTGTTTCCGCAGGGGCGGGAGACGGTGCGGCTGCTGCTGCAGGTTGCGACTGTCCTATCGCTGTTCATCGCTCCAGCTGCTACGCCTTACCTGACCGGCGTGAGCCTCGCATTCAACCTACTCGCTCCCCCGCGCCAGCCGAACATCAACAACGAAGCGCCGGGCAGCATCTACAGCGCCGCGCTCGCCGGCAACGCCGCGAGACTCGACCAGCCGATCTGGAAGAACTGCGGGCACGTCAAGATCACGCCGCCCTTCGCTGCGATTCCCTACTTCGTCAACTTGCCGCGCGCCGACGCCGCGGACCCGCTGCTCGACACGGAGCAGTACGGCTATTTCCTCTACTGCGTCGGGATCGGCGATCACGCGGTCGTCCGCACGCTGATCGGCAAGACGCCCGTCAGCAGCTACCAAGACGTGATCGTTGCTCAGTACCTCGCGCCCGGCGAGCAACCATCGACCGTCGAAGCGAACGTCCTCACCTCCTCCGAAGTGGCTAACCTCGAGCTCGCGACCGACATCAACGGGGACGGCATCTACGTCGGCGGCTACGTGGCCTGCCGGCCGCAGGATCGGGTGACGAAGATCGGGATCGACGTGGAGGCGCCGCAGGGTCTCGGGCACATCACCTCGAGCGGTAGCAACGACCTCGTCGTGGCCTGGGAAGTCCAAGTCCGGGAGATCGACGACTTCGGCGTGCCGGTCGGCGAGTGGACGCCGGTCGGCAACGAAAGCCGCGAGTACGACACGAACTCTCTGCAGCGGTGGTCGAACGAGTACACGCTCTCTGCACCGATTCGCGCCGAGGTCCGGCTGTACCGGACGAACCCGAAAAACAAGGACAGCGACGCACGGGATCAAATCAACTGGGCCGGTTTGCGGGCAACGCTCGAGGCGCCGGCAACGCTGAACCCGAACGCGGCGCACTACGAGCTGGTCATCCGCGCCGGCAAGCAGCTCACGGCCGAGAGTCAGCGCGACTTCTCGATGCTGGTCAATGGCAAGTGCCCGATCTGGGATCCGGACACCGAGACATGGTCGGCGAACGTCGTCCACCGGAACCCGGCATGGTGGCTGGTCGACCTGTGGCGGAACGAGGCATGGGGCCGCGGCTACCCGGATCGGGAGATCGACCTCGTCGGCATGGCGGCGCTCGCGGCAACCTGCGACGAGCGGCAGGATCACTTCGACTTCTCGTTCAACACCTCGATCGATCTGGCGGAAGCGGAACAACTGATCGCCCGCGCCTGCCGCTCGCGGGCCAGCCAGCCGCTCGGGCTGCACACCGCGACCCGCGATGAACTCGTCACCGACCACTTCACTATGTTCTCGGCCCGCAACACGCAGCCGGAGAGCATCGTCCAGACCGAGGACTTGCCGAGCCGGGACCGGCCCGACGCGATCATCGTCACATACCAAGACCACATCCGATGGGACCTGAAGGAGATCATCTGCTGGGTGCCGGGCGCCGATGTTCCTTCCGACGGCGACCCGGCGAACCCGTTGTTCATCCATCTCGACGGCGTCATCGGCGCCAAGCAGGCCGAGCGCGAGGGACTGGCCATGGCGGCGAAAGTCGCCTACCGCGGGCTGAAGTTCGGCCTGACGACGGAGATGGAGGGCTTCCTGCTCCGGCACATGGACACCGTCCGCGTTCAGCCCGACCTTCCGGAGTACGGGGCGAGCGGCGACGTGACGTACTGGGACCCGGCGACCCTGGCCATGGAACTATCCGAGCCGGCGGACTTCAGCGAGTCGCCGATCTACATCACGCTTCGCCGCGACGACGGCAGCATCACCGCGCCGGTCGAGGTCACCGCGGGCGTGAACCCGACGACGGTCTACCTACCGGCCGCCCCCGACTTCGACATCATCTTCGACGACGGCGGGCGCGAGCGGCCGGTCTACTTCCTCGGGCCGCTGTCGAGTGACGAGCTCTGCAAGGTCGAGGAGATCGCCGACGGCGGGTCGACCGACGAGGGCGCGCAGTTGTTCGACGTTCGGCTCGTCATCGATGACCCGCGCGTTCACGCCGCCGACAACGCCCTATTGCCAACCCTGGGCGAGATCCAGGACCCGATCGACGACGGCACCGACGTACCGTCCGAAGGCGGGGGAACTGCCCTTCTCGTTCGTCTGAACGCCCGCAGCATCATCGGCGGGCAGGGCGGCGACTACGGCGGCATCGCCGAGTTCTCGCTGTTCGATGACGGCACCGCGGCGATGCGCGAGAAGGGAACCGTCGGCGCGGCTGTGACGACTGCCCTGTCGGGCGAGTGGATCAACGTCGCGCCGGTCGAGCCCGCAGACGCCGCGCTGTTCGAGGTCTACGCCGAGGACATCGGCGGGATGGGCGCGGCGATTGATGCTGCCGCCGGCGCCTCGCTCGTCGGCACCACCGGCGCATGGCTGCCGATGAACGCAGACCGGATCTGGACGCTCACGATCGACCCGGCAACCTATGACGGCCCGAGCACGATCAACCCAGGCGAGACGATGGCGACGGCCATCCTGCGCGTGTCGATCAAGCGGATCAGCGCGGCATACATCCTCGAGACGCGAAATATCGCCCTGCAGATCGTCATCGGCCCCGGCGGCGGCGGCGCATAACCCGAAGGAGTCAGCATGTCCTATTTCAGCAACCACGGCGAGAACAAGTGGATCGACTACTTGCGCGGGCAGGGGATCACGCTGCCGGCGAACTGGTTCCTCGGCCTCCTGAGCGCCTTCGCAGACGGCTCGGTCACCGAGCTCTCGGGCACCGGGTACGCGCGGGTCTCGCGCGCGCGGTCCCTGGCCAACTTCGCCGGGACGCAGAGCGCCGGATCGATCCTGGCCAGCACCGGCACCAGCCACACCTCGAGCAACAACGCCGCGGTCTCCTGGGGCACGCCGGGCGCGAACTGGGGAACTGCGAACTTCGTCGGCTTCTTCGATGCGTCGAGCGGGGGAAACTGCTGGTTCGTGGTCCCGATCGCCGCGGTCGTCATCACAACCGGGAGCCCTGACCCGGTTCAGGTTGCCTCCGCCGGCCTGTCGATCGTCCTCGGCCTCACCGGCGGACTGTCGGACTACATGAGCAACAAGATGCTGGACCTCGAGCTACGCGCGCAGGCATTCGCGCTGCCGTCGCCGTGGTACTACGCCCTCTACACGGCGACGCCGAGCAACAGCGGCGGAGGAACGGAGGTCAGCGGCGGCAGCTACGCCCGGGTAACGTTCACACCCGACGACCTGACGATGTACAGCACGCAGCTCGACACGGCGGCTACTTCCAGCGGGACCGCCGGCCGGACAGCGAACGTCGCCGCGATCACCTTCCCGGCCCCGTCTGCTGACTGGGGCACGGCGGTCGCCTACGGTATCTTCGATGCCGCCAGCGGCGGAAACCTCCTGTTCTGGCACGCGCTCACGACCAGCCAGAGCATCGTCAGCGGCGGGCCAGCGCCCAGCTTCGCCAGCGATGCATCTGGCATCACGCTCGCCTGACCGGATGACCAAGCACTGGGCCGCCGAGTTCATCGGGCGGCCGTGGTCACCCACGTTCAATTGCTGGTCGCTGGTGCGCGAGGTGTTCCTTGTGCGCTGGGGTGTCGAGATGCCGGAGCTCGGTGTCGGCGAAGTGCATGCGGCCGACAACGTGGCGCTCCTCAAAGCCGCGGCCGAGGTCTCCGGCTGGCGGCCGGCCGACGGCCCCGCCCAGGACGGCGACATCGTGCTCTGCCGAGACCTCACCGGCAAGCGGCACGTCGGCGTGATGATCGAGCAGCGCGGTTGCCTGCTGCTGATGCACAACGAGGGATACATGTCGCTCCGCAAGGGGGTGTCGGTTCCTATCGGCAGCGTGCTTGCCCAGCTTCTCCATGAGGCTATCCAACTGACCGAGATAGAGCTCTGGAGGCGTGCATGAAAAACCTTTTCACTCTGCGCTGAGCCATGCCAGACGACCGCCGCTCCGGGCCGCCAGAGCGGCGCGACCCGGGCCGCACCGAGTTCGACGTTCTCCAAGCCGATCAGGACGAAACGAAACGGTGGCGCGAGGAGACCGATGCCTGGCGTCACGCGGTTACCCGCAAGCTGGAAGTCGTCGCTGCCCAAGGCGACCGCCTCGCCGTGGCCAACAAGCGCAACAGCGAAGGCCTCGAAATCGCCCTGCGCGAGCTCAAGTTCAACAGCCAGACGACGCAGCGCATCGAGGCCAGCACGTCCGACCTCGTCGTCATCGCCAAGAACTTGGATGGCTTCGCGAATACGTGCATCTGGTTCGCGAAATGGATCGCCGCGCCGGTCTCACTTCTAGCCCTTGTCGCGAGCGCCTTCGGCTGGGTATCGAAGAACTGGCCCACCCTTTAACCACCGAGAGGAACCCCCATGGACCCGACCACGAAAGAGAAGCTGCAGATCAACGTCAACAACGCCTGGAAGATGGCCTCGAACTGGGTCATGGCTGCCGCCGGCATCGCGTTTGCGATCTACCTGCAGTTGCCGCTCGAGCAGCAGCAGACGCTGATTCAGCACCTGCCTGTGCCGCCCTGGCTGCTGCCGATCCTCGCCAGCGTGGTCGGCATCGTGGCCCGCCTGGTGCCCCAGAAGTCGATCACGCCGGCCGTCGCCGCCAAGAGCGAGGACGCCCCGGCTCTCGACAGCAGCGGCTTCCCGATCGCCACCGGCCCGGCACCGTTGCCGCCGATCGACCCGCACGACAAGCCATGATTGATCTCTCGCGGCTCATCGCCGCCGGCATCGAGCCGACTCAGGCGCGCCTGTTCCTCGCCCCGTTGATGCAGACGTGCGAGCGGTTCGAGATCGACACCGCGCAGCGACAGGCAGCGTTCGTCGCGCAGTGCTCGCACGAGTCGGCAGGATTCGTCCGGCTGGAAGAGAACCTGCGCTGGCGGGATGCCAAGCGGCTGAACGCCATGTTCTCGGCGATCAAGTCGGACACCGAGGCGGCGCAGCTCATCGCCAAGGGGCCGGAGGCGATCGCCAACGTGATCTACGGCAGCCGCAACGGCAACGGTCCGGTGCCGAGCGGCGACGGCTGGAGGTATCGCGGCCGCGGCCTGATCCAGCTGACGGGACGGTCCAACTACACCGCCGCGGCGATCGACCTCGGCGAGCCATATATCGATCATCCGGAGCACGTCGCGACTGCGCCGGACGCCTGTCTCACCGCCGGGTGGTACTGGCAACGCGGCCGCTGCAACGGCCTGGCCGACGCATCTGACGTCGACGGCATCACGCGCGCGATCAACGGGCCCGGCATGGCCGGCGCCGAAGATCGCCGACGCCTTTACACGCGGGCGCTGCAGGCGTTCCGCTGAAAAGCGTGAACGGGCCGGGCGCTACTCCGGCTAGGACTGCTTCGGCGTTGCTGCTTGCGCAGGATCGTCCCGAGTCTGTTTGCACATCAGTCAAGCGTCGCCGGTCGTGCTTGCCCGGAAGCCGCCGCGTGTCTCAAAGCTTTCCACGCCGCCGTTCACGGCCGAATTCTAGTTCCTCCACCGTCCACGAAAGGGACACCATGCACTACCTGAAACGACCGCAACTCTTTCTCCTGGCCTTCGCGCTCGCGCTGCTCCAGGCTTGCGCCGGGATCGCGCCGGACACGTTCAACAAGAAGCTCGCCGCCGGCTACGCCACGGTCCAGACCGTGAACGAGAGCGCCGGCTCCCTGCTCACGGCCAACAAGATCAGCAAGAAGGACGCGCAGAACGTCGTCGATACCAGCCGCATGGCCGTGGCTGGGCTCGACACCGCCGCCGAAATCGGCAAGACGGACCTGAGCGCCGGCAATGCCAAGCTCACCGCGACGATTGCGATCGTCACTGCGCTCCAGGCGTATCTCGTAA